GTCTGTCCGGCCCTCCATCCTCGCATCTTGTCGATCTCCTGCTTGTTGGCGAGGATGACGATCTGCGAGCCCTCGGCGGGTCCGTATCCGTGCTCGGCGACGGTGTCGATCAGCGCCTCGATGTCACCGGAGTCGATCGTCGCAGCGCCGCTCACCAGGTAGTGGTTGTGCGAGCTGCTGAAGGTCTGACCGCGGTAGTCGGGCGGAACCGTGCCGTCGGCGTTGTAGAACGCCTTGACAGGGTTGCCCTCGTCGTTGGTGCGGTTCGTGTTCGAGAACAGGCAGCCGAGCACCATGGTGAAGACCAGACGGTTGTCGGCCTCCAGCGCAGCGGCGTTGATCGCCTGGACTCGGTTCGCCGGAGCGTTCGCAAGGAACTTCCAGGTGAACCGGCTGGCAACGTCGTACCAGTCGAACGCGTAGCCGAAGTACTCGCCACCGACGTCGGCTCGCATCGACTTCGGAACACCGAACTCGGACGCGCGCTCGAAGTCGTCGCCAGTCGCGTTGGGGATGAACTCCACCAGCTCGGAAACCGAGAAGGTGAGGAACGCGACGAGTGCGGAACGACCAGCGTTCCACATCGAGATGCTTGCCTGGAACTCATCCCACAGGTCGTTGATGTTGATGCCATCGACCGTCTGAGTGACGAGGTCTGCCTGAACGTTGAAGCCTCGATCGGCCCCAACGATGTCACGGAACTTGAAGTTGATGTCCATGTTGGTCGCCTCCTTAGGCTCCTGCAGGCGCAGCGATGGCCACGCGAACGATCAGTCGGGAAGCCTCGGCCGTGAAGCCGAGGGGAGTGTCGGTGCCAGTCGTGCTCAATGCGCCGCTGGCAGCCACGCCGTAGTACCGAGTACCAGCAGCGGACGTGCCTCCGTTCACATCGAACTCGACGATCTCACCATCGGTCATGACGTCCACGATGTCGCCGGCCTTCTTCGCACCGTGAGCGACCAATGCGCCAACGATACCAGTCTGACCGGCTCCGGGAACGACACGACCCTGCGAGTCGAGACCGACGGCGATGACGTCCCACGCGTCGGCGTCAGCGATGGCAGAAGCAAGCTGCGCTCGGAAGCCTCCGTCGTAGGGGTCATACTTGTCGTATCGGGCCATGGTTCACCTCTTTCTAGGTGTCTAGGAAGGAACGCGACCCGAGATCTTGTAGCGAGACGCGATCTCCTGGTTGCGCTTGTCACGTGCAGACTTCCGACTGCCCGAGGGCTGGGATCCCGAACGCGGCTTTGGACGCTTGTCCTCTTCCTCGTCCTCATCCTCGCTGTCGCCGGCCTTGTCGGTCTTGACGAGGTATGGATGATCCTTCGCGAGCTTCTCGATGGCATCATTGAGTGATGCGGCGTCGACCTTGCCGTTGTCGTCCACGTCGACCTCATCGAGATCGAGCAGCTCGAACGCCAGCTTAGGGTTGTGCCACTTCACCTTGGTGTTGTCGCGAAACTCCTCGCGAACGATGCTCGTGGTGTCGGTGCCCGACTTCTGAGCAAGCTCAGCCTTCAGACGCTCGATCTCCGCATTGGCATCGGCGAGATCCTTCTGGGTTCCGTTTCTCAACGTCGCCAGTTCGTTGTCTGCCTTCGACTTGGCGCGGTCTGCCCGTCGCATGCGCCGGTGGGCCCGCTCACGTTCGGCTTCAGCCTTGGCGAGCTTTTCCTTCAGCGTCTCGACGGATTCTTCGGGCTCGTCGTCTTCGTCCTCGTCTTCGTCGAGGTCTTCGTCTTCGCGCTCGTCCGCGTCTTCGTCTTCGTCCTCATTCTTCCCGCCGTCTGCACCGAAGATATCGGGCAAACCTGTGATGCGGAGCCTCTGGCTCATGAGTGGATGACCTCCGGTCATTCGTTGAATCTGTCAAGATTAGTTATACACCATCACGCGTGTGATGCGAACCTACCTCGACTTTGGAGTGTCATCTGCATTCTCGTGAATGACGGCCACGCCGTACTGTATCGTCTCCACCATGCGATTTACTCTTGCACTAGCGTTATTACCTTGTTCGCTTCTCTGATCACTTTCCATGTCGTTCCTCGTTCCATTATGATCTCGCCTGAAGCGAGTGCAGCACCTGTGCCTATCTTGGGAATTAGTCTCATCGTATACGTCTCAACGTCACCACCGAGCGCATTCTTCCGAGTATCTGCGTAGAAGTCTGCCGTCCCCTTATCCTCAGTGACTGATGTCCAGCCTTTGAAGTCCACGCTATTCCCAATCGTGAACATCTTCTGAGCGTCTGAAGGTGGCAATGCCACGCCTCTCCAGACTTCGTAATTGTCGACGAAGTGGTATTGGTCAATTGCTGCGTCAAGATTGGCTGCGATGTCGGACGTCGGATTCTTGCCTGATCGCAGCGCATTGTTCTGTCGCAGTGCCCACTTGTCGTCCAAAACGTACTTGTTGATGGCATCTTCCATAGGCTTCGGGTACTTGTGCATGGCGTATTGGTCCTCCATGCCAAGAGCCTGCCACGATAGAGGCGTTGAGAATCCAGGCTGGATCTCAAGCCTAGGAATTGGCTTTGCATCGTCAGCTCGCTTTATGAATGACGAATCAATGCTCGGCTGACCAGCCGCGGGATCGAAGCCCATCGCCTTCAACGCATCATCTTCACTCATCATTTCTGGTGTGATGTAGCAGAAACATTGCGGATGCGGCTTCTTCGGGACTTTCTTCTTGTCGTACGGTGATGCTTGTGCGAGTTCATTGCAGTCGTCGTCACCGTGATGCGAGTTGGATAGATTCCAGTTCACACCTGTAACGTACGGCGACTGCGAATACTGATACGTCGACTGCGAATGGAATGCGTTGTTGATCTCTGAGCGAGCAAGACGACTTGCGGCATAGGACACGCCACCACGTACGTTCGGATTGATCATTGACTGCACGCCCTTGGCGAACTGCTTCGCTGTGAGATTCTTCGCGAGTGCAGTCTCCACGTAGCGGTCAACCATTCCTCGAGACAACGCCTCTGTCTTGTAGACGTTGTACGACAGCGGATGATACGACTGACCCATGATGCGTCGCATGACGTTGTTGATACCTGCACGTGCAGTTTCCTGTGCCGCCTTCAGGTATGTAGCGACATCAGCCTCAGACATCTTCTGTGATAGCAGGATACGCTCGTAGTCCCCGAACGCAGCAGCCGACGCGGCAGCAGCGTCTTGCTTCGAAGCTTGAACGACGTAACCTGCCTGCTTATATAGGTCAGACAGACGTTCGTGCAATGCTTTCTTGACTGCTTGTTTCTGCTCTCGTTCGATGAGCGCGCCGACGCCTGCACCAGTAATCTTCAGGATCTCAGGTCCTATCTCACTCGCGGCCCTAAGCAGGATCTTTCGGAGCGAGAAGTTCATGTCCTCCTGGACATTGAGGTACGCGTTATACGTCGACCTCGGTTTCGGCTGGTCGACCATAATAGCTCACAGTCTCTCGAGTAGCGATGATAAGCGTCGCAGGCCACGGATGAGAGGCCAGATCAAGATCCGACGGATACGGATCCCCAGTGGGGTGGGTGTGCCAGACGGCATCAAGCTCTCGAAGTCCATACTCGGACGCGAGGGCTTCCAGGTCTGACGACCGTATGCAGAACTCCCTCTCATTAGGTGAGTGGTTCGTGAGTCGGAAGACACGACCGGCCGAGATGATACCGCAAGCCTCCCGCGGCTGCTCGTCAAGACACGCGAGCTTGAGCTCTCGTTCCTGTTCATTACTGAGCTTCATTCTGATCGCCCTGAGTCAGATCGTTCGTCACACGATCGCCGAACGGATCAGCTGCAGCAGCTGCCTTGTCTTCAGCCGCCTTGACGAGCGCTTCGATGTCTGCGGCGCTGTACGACCAGCCAAGCTCGCCCATCTTCTCGATGGCCTGTCGAACTGTGATGACTCCTGCCTCGAGCAGAGAGGTGACCTCCTGCACGATGGCGTCACGATTCACAGGCATGGGATCCTTGGTGACAGAGCTCACGACGATGTTCTCTCCGAATGTGAGCTGCTCATACGCGGGAAACCACATCGTCTGCAAGTCGTACAAGAACTGGTCGAGAACGCTGAGCATCTCAAGCTCTCGTTCGCTATTCGCCGACAGCAGCGGCATCAGCTTGAGCGCGAGGGCGATACCGCTTTC